CACGCTCACGCTGATCGAGCGCGTGAAGGGCATGGACCTGTTCGCGCTGTTTCGCAAGGGAGACTGACGTGCATGTCTCGTCCGCACTCGTCGCGCTCGCCGCGCACCTGGCCGTCATCGTGCGAGTGCTGACCTACCGCAAGAACGGCGCGCGGCATCGCTTCCACGTCGCGTGGGCGGCCTGGGTGATCGTCGCGATTTCGGGCGGCTCGGCGATCGAGCTGCTGTTTCATCCGAAGCCGACCGGCTTCTTTCACGCGGCGCTCGCGGTTCTGCTCGCCGTGTTGGTGTACCTCGCGCGCGGCAACGTCGCGCGCCTTCTACGGAGTGACGAAGCGTGAACATCCTTCGATTCAACGATCACGGCGCGGAAGTCGGACTGCTGCAGCAGCGCCTCGTGCGCGCCGGTTATCCGGTCGACGTATCGCACCTTTACGACGAACAGACCGAGCGGGCCGTCCAGACGTTGCAGGCGGCCGCGGGTCTCGTCGTCGACGGCATCGCCGGCCCGAAGACGTACCGGGTGCTCGCCAGCGGGCAGCGCGACCCTAAGCACCTGACGGACGCCGACCTCGCGCGCGCGGCCGCGACGCTCGGCGTATCGCTCGCGTGCGTGCGAGCTGTCAATGAAGTTGAGTCCCGCGGCGTCGGCTTTCTGGACGACGGCCGGCCGAAGATTCTGTTCGAGCGGCACGTCATGTATCAGCGGCTCGTCGCGAATGTCGGCAGGGAAGCGGCGGACGCTGCCGCCGCACGATGGCCGGGCGTCGTCAACCCGAAGCGCGGCGGCTACCAGGGCGGCGCCGCCGAATACGTGCGGCTCGACACCGCGGCGCGCATCGACGCGGCATCCGCTTACGAGTCCGCGAGCTGGGGCGCGTTCCAGATCATGGCGTATCACTGGAAACGCCTGGGTTACGCGAGCGTCGACGAATTCGTGTCCCGTATGGAGCTGGGCGAAGCCGAGCACCTCGACGCGTTCGTGCGGTACGTCGCGGCCGACAAGAAGCTGCTAGCAGTGCTTCGTGCCCGGAAGTGGGCAGCATTCGCGGAAGGCTACAACGGCCCGGAATTCGCGATCAACCTGTATGACGTGAAGCTCGACCGCGCGTATGCGAAGTACGCCGGCACGAGCAAGGCGGCCGCATGAACCTCTCGCGCCTCGTGCCGTGGCTGGCGCTGCTCGCGTTGATCGCGCTCGTCGCAAGCTGTCAGCACAGCCGCGCGCTGCGCGCGCAGCTCGACCGGGCGACCGACGACGCGCGCCGCGCGAAACACGACGCGCAGGCGAGCGCCGCCGTGATCGAGCGCCTGTTGGCCGATGCCAAGGCGAAAGACGCGCAGCGCGCGCAGCTCGCGCGCGCACGCGCCGGCGTCGACGCGACGCTCGCGACCTATCGAAACGAACTGCGGAGACTGATCGATGAAAACGCCGCCGTGCGCGCCTGGGCTGCTGGCGCTCTGCCTGACGATATTGTGCGCCTGCACGCAAGCCCCACCCTCAACGGCGCCGACGATTTCGCTCAACGAATGCGCGGCGGTGACGCCGTGCATGATGCCGGCGATGGCGCCGCGAACCAACGGTGAACTCAGCGACGCGCTGCACGTCGCGCGCGCGGCGTGGGCGCGCTGCGCGTCCGAAGTCGACATGATCGCGACGTGCCAGGCGCGCGTGCGGCTGACGGACGGCCATGAATAAGCCGAGTAGCCTACGCGCGGCGCTCGTCGCCGCGTTGCCGCAGCTCAACGCCTCGCCGGACCAGTTGCTCGTGTTCGTCAACGAAGGCCGGATCGAGGCGACGGGCACGCGCACGGCGTCGTTCGACTATGAATACGAGTGCGAGATCATCATTCGCGACTTCATCGGCAACCCGGACGACGTGATGATCGCCGTGGTCGAATGGGCGCGCGCGAATCAGCCAGACCTCGTGACGAATCGGGACGAGCGCCGCAACGGCATGACGTTCGTCGCCGACATCCTGTCGAACAACGCCGTCGACCTCGGGCTCAAGGTGAAGCTGTCGGAAAGCGTCGTGGTCGGCACCGACGAAGCCGGCAACCGCACGGTCGAGCACATCGACGACGCAGCCGACGAGTGGCTCTCATGACGGACGATCTTCAGGCGCTCGAACGATGGGCGGGCGGGTTGCTCGCGAAGCTGTCGCCGGCGGCCCGCCGTCAACTGCTGCGCGAGCTCGGCCGCGATCTGCGCCGCGCGCAGCAGTCGCGCGTGGCGGCGCAGCGGAATCCGGACGGCAGCGCGTACGAGCCGCGGAAGGTGAAGGCGGGCGGCAAGCGCTTGCGCGAGAAGGCCGGCCGCGTCAAGCGCGAGGCGATGTTCCGGAAGCTGCGCACCGCGCGCTATCTGCGCATCGATGTCGACAACACGGGGCTGGCGATCGGCTTCGACGAACGACTGTCGCGCATCGCACGTGTCCACCAGGAGGGCCAGAAGGCGCCCGTCGAGCCGGGCGGGCCGCTCGCGCAGTATCCGGTTCGCGTCGTGCTTGGTTTCGCGGATGCCGATCGTGAGCTCGTGCGCGATCGGCTGCTACGCTACCTGAATCGTTGAACCGCTCGGATTGATCGCCACGCCCACGGTGTGCCTGCGCTAGACGGACCGTGGAACGAATCCGAACGATTGTACGATTAGCGTCGCTGATATGTGCCGAGCGATTTCCAGTTCACCCAACAACCAGTATAGTCTGACACTGAATGACGCAGGTCGAATAGGTACCTCTCATGCGGCGACGGGAGGTACTTGCTCTCGAACGAAATGCGAGCCAGGGGAGAGTCATATGCTGAAGCGAGCTTGGCGCGGTGAAGAGCGCTTGTGGAAAGTGTGGTGGCTGCTCGGGATGCCTTTGAATCTCATAGGAGTCGCGGCAGCCGAATGGTTCCAATCTGGCGGTCTGTCGCCTGCTTTAATACTCGGTCTCTTCACAATCTATTCCGCTCTCTATTTTGCATGGTGTAACGCCGTATGGGGTTGCTCCAAGAATGTCGACAATCGACTCTGGATGTACGTCGCACGGGTATTAGTCGTGCTTGGCCTTATACGGTACTTCCAAGAGGTAGCGCAGAGCCTTAAGGCGTAAGCAAAACCGTTCGCCTATTTATAGTTATTTCGCGTGTGACACCTCGTCGATTGCAACTATCACGGGCTTCAAATGCAATTGGTTATGGCCAAGCGCTGTTCTGCGATCGCGTGATACGCCTGGTTCGTCTCACACCCGATCCAATGTAGGCCCGCCTCGCGCGCCGCGACGAGAAACGTGCCGGAACCGGCGAACAGATCGCACACGACGCCGCCGGCCGGCACGAGCCGCACGACCTCGCGCGCTATGTCGAGCGGCTTCTCGGTCACGTGTTGCTTCGGCAACGGCAAGCGGCACGGGAACACGCCCGGCAGATACACCTCGCAGTCGCGCATCACGCCGCGGCTCGCCCATACGACGAATTCCGCCTGCTGCGCGAAGCCGCCGCGCCGCGGCCGCGTGCGGCCGGGCGTCTTGTCCCATACCGCGACGCCGCGCAGGATCAAACCGGCCGCCTGCACGACATCGGTCAGCGTCGGGAGCTGACGCCAGTCGATGAAGCTCACGAGCAGCCCGCCCGGCTTCAACGCGCGGCGGCATTCGCTCAGCCAGGCGTGACACCAGAACGCCCACGCGCGCTGGTCCATGTTGTCGCTCTCGAAGTCGGTATAGACAGTCTTCGTGTCGCTATTGATGTACTTCGTGCTCGGCGGCCGCGAGCGCGCCGACGTGTGCAGTCCGCCCGACGAATACGGCGGATCGGTGAACACCATGTCGATTGACGCGTCGGGCAGCATGCGCGCGAGCGTGAGCGCATCCATTGCGTGAAGTCGGTCGAGTAGCGAGGAAAGATCGGCCGCGGGCGCGGCGTCGGTAGCGTGAATCGTCATCGTGTTGCGAGAGTGGAAATGCGCGCGCGGCACGAGCCGCCCGCACTGTTGCGTGTGTCGAGCGGCCATTGTCGACGCACGTTTCATTGCGCGGATCACGAGTGCGCTGTACCCGGCGGCACGACAAAGGCGAGTGCTCGCGCCACGCGCGGGCGACCGGCACCATTGCCGGTATGGATGCGAACGAAATTCAACGGCAAGCACGCAACGCCGTGCGCAAAGGCTCGATTCTCGATGTCGACCACAAGGCGGCGCTTTGCCGCGTGGCGATCGGCGAATCGGACGACGACGGCCTGCAAACGAACTGGATTCCCTGGCTCACGCCTTCGGCCGGCGCGACGCGCGAATGGTTGCCGCCGACGAAGGGCGAGCAAGTCGTCGTGCTCGGCGCGATGGGCGACCTTGCGCAAGGCGTCGCGCTGCGCGGCGTGTTCTCCGACGCGTTCCCCGCACCGGACCACCTGCCGAACACCCACACCCGCGTCTACGCGGACGGCGCGCGCGTGAGCTACGACCACGACGCGCATGCGCTCACGGCCGAACTGCCCGCCGGCGCGACGGTGCGCCTCATCGCGCCCGTGTCGGTCACGGTCGAGACGGAATCGGCGACCGTGAAAGCCGCGTCGGTCACGTTCGACGCTGAACAGACCACCTGCACGGGCGCGTTGCTCGTGAAAGGGCCGCTCGTGTTCAAGTCCGGCATGACGGGCTCGGGCAGCGCCGGCGGCGGCCACGTCATGCGCATCGACGGCGCGGCCGATTTCACGGGCGAAGTGCGCTCGATGGGCAAGAGCTTGCCCTTCCATACGCACCAGGCGCGCGGCGAATCGGCCGAAGTGAGCCCGCCGCTATGAGGGGCATGAACGCAGAGACGGGCCGCTCGATGTCCGGGCTCGATCACCTCGCGCAGTCCATCGGCCGCATCGTCTCGACGCCGCTTGGCTCGTGCATCCAGCGCCGCACGTTCGGCTCGGAACTGCCCGACCTCATCGACGCGCCCGCCAACGGCGCAACCCGGATTCGCCTGTATGCGGCGATCGCGACCGCGCTCATGCGGTGGGAGCCGCGCTTGACCGTCACGCGCGTACAGATTTCGGCGGCCGCCGCCGATGCTTTCGCCGGCCGGCAGTTCGTCGACATCGAAGGCTGGACCGACGAGCGCGACGAGCTCGTCTCGCTGCGCGTGCCGATGACGAACAGAGGAACAGCATGAGAAGCACGCCCATCGATCTTTCGCAACTCCCCGCGCCGGACATCGTCGACCCGCTCGACTTCGAGACGCTGTTCGCCGAGCGCAAGGCGCGCCTCGTGTCGCTGTATCCGCCCGAGCACCAGGCGGAAATCGCCGCGACGCTCGCGCTCGAATCCGAGCCCGTGACGCGCGTCCTTCAGGAGAACGCCTATCGCGAAGTCCTGCTGAGGCAGCTCATCAACGACAAGGCGCGCGGCCTGCTGCTCGCCTACGCGCGCGGCACGACGCTCGACCACATCGCGGCGCTGTTCGATGTCGAGCGGCTCGTGGTCACGGCGGCCGATCCGGAGCACGGTATCGATGCGGTCTATGAGGACGACGACAGCCTGCGCGAGCGCGTGCAGCTCGCGCCGCGCGGCTTCTCCGTCGCCGGCCCTGAAGAAGCGTACGTGTTCCATGCACGCGCGGCGGACGGCCGCGTGCTGTCCGCGTCCGCGCGCAGTCCCGAGCCGTGCGTGATGGTTGTCACGGTCCTGTCGCGCGAAGGCGACGGCACGGCGAGCGACGCGCTCATCGACATCGTGCGCGCGGCGCTCGAAGGCGTGCGCCCGCAAACCGACCAAGTGATCGTGCAGAGCGCGCAAGTCGTGCCGTACGCGATCCGCGCGACGCTGCGCTTCTTCTCCGGCCCGGATCGCGGCGTGGCGCTCGCGGAAGCCCGCAAGCGCACCGTGAAGTTCGCGGCGGACATGCGGCGCATCGGCATGGAAATCACGGTCGACGGCCTGCACGCGGCGATGCGCGTCGCCGGCGTGCAAAAGGTGCTGCTCGACTCGCCCGCCGGCGGCGTGCCCGTGACGCACGAGCAGGCGCCGTACTGCACCGGAATCGAGCTGATCGACGGCGGGGTGCGGATGACTAGACGGGCAACCTCGCTGCTGCCGCCGAACGCGACCGCGCTCGAGCGCCGGCTCGCGGACACGAACGCGCGCATCAGCGACATCCCGGTCGACATCGGCGCGCTGATGGACCCGGACGCGATCCCGCTGCGGTTTCTGCCGTGGCTCGCGTGGCACCTCGGCGTCGAGACGTGGAAGGACTACTGGCCCGAACAGGTGAAGCGCGCGCGCGTGAAAGCGGCGATCCGGATCGCGCGCAAGAAAGGCACGGCCGCGGCCGTGCGCGAAGTGTGCGCGTCGTTCGGCGCGAACGTCGCGATGCGCGAGTGGTTCGAGAAGACGCCGAAGGGCCGGCCGGGCACGTTCGAAATCTTGATGACGGTCGGCGCGCGCGACGGCATTCCGGCAACCGCCGAATACGTCGCCGACATCATCGCCGAAGTCGACCGGGCCAAGCGCGGCACCGCGCACTACACGTTCACGCAGGGTTTCAGCGCGACGGGCACGCAGCGCATCGGCGCGGGCGCACGCGCGGCGGTGTATCGCCGCCTGTCCCTCACGGATATCTGACATGGCAGGAATGGTCATCCACATTACCGACGCCGGCCGCGCGGCCTTGGTCGCCGGCGGCAACACCGGCACGGCCGCGCACCGCGTCGTCGAAATCGGGCTCGGCACCGCGCCGTTCGCGTTCGATCGCGGCATGAAGACGATGCCGAACGAGCGCAAGCGCGTGACGACGTTCGGTGGCGAAAACGTCGCGCCGGACACGGTGCACGTCGTGATCCAGGACGACACGAGCGACCAGTATTCGCTATACGCGTTCGGCCTGTATCTCGACAACGGCGTGCTGTTCGCCGTGTACGTGCAGGACGTGCCGATTCTCGAAAAATCCCCCGCGGCGATGATGCTGCTCGCGACCGATGTCGTTT